GCAAGAAAGTCGGACTTGTATGAATATAGCGATGCTGCTCTATTAGTATTGGATTCAGACAATCTACCAATTTCTAGATTAAACTTTATGGATTGTTTTCCAATTTCTTTAAGTGGTTTAGATTTTGATATTTCAAGTGGTAATGTTCAATACTTTGTAGCTCAAGCAGTATTTAAATATCGGTCATTCACAGTAGAATCTTTGGCTTGACAAATGTGGTTATATAATGTATAATTGAAGGAATGTGAGGAGGTTTCATGAAGTTACAAGAAATTCAAACCATGTGGGAACAGGATTGTAAAGTAGACCAAACAAATCTTGGTCGTACTGCTGCTCGTGTACCTGAATTGCACGCTAAATATTTGAATATGCTATCATCGGTTCGCTTGCAATATCGCAAAGCCGAAGCCGATTATCTTCGCCTTCGTAAATTGAAAGGACGCTACTATCGTGGTGAGTTAACTAAAGAAGAATTAACCGAATTGGGTTGGACGCAATATTTGAATAATCGTCCATTAAAAAATGAAATGGATGAAGTGATGACTACAGATGATGACATCATTCAAAGTACAGACAAACTAGAATACATCAAGACTGTTCTGTTCCAGCTGGAACAGATTTTGAAAAGCATCAATAGCAGAACCTGGGATGTGAAGTCTGCCATTGAATGGTACAAGTTCACGAACGGTGGTTTGTGAGTACTGTCACGATAAATAAAAAAGATGAAGTGTATCTTCGTGTAGATGCCGATCCGGATGTTCTACTAGAGATGAATGACTTCTTCACGTTTGCTGTACCTGGCGCACAATTCACACCTCAGTATCGTGCAAAACTTTGGGATGGAAAAATTCGGCTGTTAAGTTTGTTCACCAAAGAATTGTATGTGGGATTATCTTCCTATGTCGAAGAATTCTGTAAAAGAAACGGCTATGCATTTGTTAATAAGTGCCAGCCTGTCTCTGATGTCGGTGACATTGCTTCGTTTATTGCTTCTCTGAACTATCACTCGAACGGTAAACCTGTAAACATTCGAGATTATCAGGCTGACGCTGTTCAAGAAGCAATTAAAACGGGACGAACACTTCTGTTGTCTCCAACAGCAAGTGGTAAAAGCCTCATCATTTATACATTGGTGCGCTGGCATCAACAACATAATCGTAGGCAACTCATCATTGTTCCTACCACAAGTCTTGTGGAGCAAATGTATGGAGACTTTGCCGATTATGCCACAGGTTCTGATTGGAAAGCGTCTGAGAATTGCACACGCATTTACTCAGGTAAAGAAAAAATCACCAACGTTCCTGTTGTGATTTCTACTTGGCAAAGCATCTATAAGATGCCTAAGAGTTTCTTTGAAAACTTCGATGTCATTTATGGCGACGAATGCCATCTATTCAAAGCCAAATCCTTGTCCTCAATTTTACACAAGTGCACCAAGGCACCGTATAAGATTGGCACCACAGGCACACTTGATGGCACCAAGACACACAGATTGGTGTTGGAAGGATTGTTCGGTGCCGTATATAAGGTAACAAGTACGAAAAAGCTCATGGATACAAACCAATTGGCAGAATTGAAAATTCGTTGTCTGACATTGGATTACACTGATGAAGAAAAACAATTATGTAAAAAGTTTAGTTATCAAGAAGAAATTGATTGGTTAGTGACACACCCAAAAAGAAATAATTTCATTCGGAATCTTGTGTTAGACCAAAAGGGAAACACTCTGGTGTTGTTTCAATATGTTGAAAAACATGGTGAACCTTTATATGACATGATAAGCGAGAAATTGGAAGATGGTCGTGATTTATTCTTTGTTCATGGGGGAGTTGAAGCAGGAGATAGAGAACAAGTTCGTGCCATTACTGAACAATCGTCCAATGCCATTATTTTAGCATCTTACGGTACATTCTCAACAGGAATAAATATTAGAAACCTCCACAATATTGTATTTGCATCACCTACGAAATCTCGTATTAGAAATCTGCAAAGTATTGGACGTGGTTTGCGTTTGGGTGAGCAAAAAACGAGCTGTAAGTTATATGACATTGGTGACAACTTATCCTGGAAGTCACACAAAAATTATACACTACTACATTTAATTGAGCGTGTGAAGATATACAATGAAGAAGGGTTTGATTATAAACTTCTAACCGTACCATTACATGCTTAGTATCGAAGATGGATATTTCAAGATTGTAAAATTGAAAACAGGTGAGAACATTCTTTGTAACATGGAACGAGATGTGAAATCCACAGCAGCGGAAACACATCTCCAGATGAACGTGCCAGTGCAAGTCATACCAATGAAAGAAACCAGAAAAGGAAATCACATCATTGGTGAAAGTTTTATGCTTCGTCCTTGGATGGGATTAAGTGACGGGGAAGAATTCACAATAAGTGCAGATGTAGTGTTAACTATCGGTGACATGAAACGTGAAGTAAAAAAACAATATGTCACATATGTAACACAAGCTAAAGAAACTAGGCAAAAATTTCTAGAACAAGAAGAACGGTCAGAAGCAGTAGATGACTTATTGCGTGAAGTGAATAACGGTGACGTATATATCATTGACATTGATGAATATCATGGAGAACATTATGGCGAAGAAGAAGGATGAAACCAGCAAGCATTACATTGACAACAAAAAATTTTTACAAGCATTAATTGATTATAAAAAAGAAGTTAATGCAGCTAAAAAAATTAACTCTGAAAGACCACAGGTTCCTGATTATATTGGTGATTGCTTCATTAAGATTGCCAACCACTTGGCATACAAAAGCAATTTTATTAACTATAGCTTCCGTGAAGATATGATTCTGGATGCCATTGAAAATTGCCTCATTTACATGGACAACTTTGACCCCAAGAAATCTAGCAATCCTTTTGCCTATTTTACACAAATCACCTATTATGCGTTTGTTCGTAGAATTCAAAAAGAAAAGAAATATCTACAGACCAAATACAAATATATTGAATCATTGGATATTGAAGGTATTATTCGACAAGCACATGACGAAGGTAGTTATGACAATGGATTCATTAAATATTTAAAACAACAAGCTGACACAGCACAACAAGAAATACATGAAGTTAAAAAGGACAAAAAAATTACTAGAAAACCAAAATATCTCCAAAAATTGGATGATGATATAGTAATAGATGAAACTCAACACTTGGATGTTTTAAGTTTAGATGAATCTGTAGAAACAGGTGAAATTGAATACGAATAACCCATTGACAATCTCCTAAATAATTGTAGATTATTATGCATCCTGTGAGGTGATTATGAGAATTAGATATTCAGAAATTTTCCATTCTTTCCAAGGTGAAGCAGAACTGGCAGGTACTCCTGCTGTTTGGCTTCGATTCTTTGGATGTAATTTAAACTGTGAAGGATTCGGTCAAAAGAATCCCACAGATCCAACCAGTTATGTTCTTCCCTACAAAGATTTCAATGTGAACACCGTGAAATCTGTAGAAGAGCTTCCTGTTTGGTCCTACGGTTGTGATAGTTCCTACTCTTGGTCACAAAAATATAAACATCTAGCACATGATGCCTCTCCCTCAGAAATTGCTGATAGGTTGATTGAGGCCAACAAAAGTGATTACAATCCTGAAGGATTGTTTGTTCATCCTCGCACAGGGCAAGATACCATGCTGTGTTTCACTGGTGGTGAGCCCATGTTACAGCAAAAGGCTATGATGGCAATTTTGGTGGAATTATCTCATCGTGGAAATATGCCGCGCATCATCACTGTAGAAACCAACGCCACCACACCTTTGTCCGATGAATTGCGTAGGTTCATTGCATTGGATTTTAAAAATTTTGGAGGTATTCGTTGGCATTGGGCGATGAGTCCTAAGTTGTTCAATGTGTCAGGTGAGAAACATGCAGTTCGTCCAGAAATTATTCGAGGTTACATCTTTTCTATGTCCACACAAATTTTGAAGTTTGTGTGTAATGGTACACCAGAATGTTGGATGGAACTTGACACTGAACTAGAACGTATTAAATTCCTATGCGGGAACTTGATGCCGAAAATATGGGTGATGCCAGTGGGTGCCACTAAAGATGCACAAGAAGATCCCTATATTGGTGACCTTTGTATTGAAGCAATGAATCGTGGATATAACGTTGCCACACGAAATCATTGTTATGTCTTTGGCAACGTGATTGGGAGATAATATGAAATCACAGCAGCGATATAACGCAAACGCCATTCGCAATGCTTTGGGTAAGTGCGACCCAGAGTTGGGCCTTCGGGTCCATAAGCATCTTCAATCTCTTGGCGTGGAAACACCTATCATCCAGACAGGTGAATATGCTGACAAGAAGGTGAAGAAGATTGAAAAGCACTTTACATCTATCATGGAAACACTTGGTATGGACTTGACTGATGATAGCCTTCAAGATAGTCCTTCTCGTGTTGCCAAGATGTTTGTGAATGAATTGTTTTGGGGATTGGATCCTGCCATGTTCCCGAAGTGTACCGCCATTGAAAACAAGATGGGGTATGATGAGATGGTGTTGGAAAAGAACATCACAGTCACTTCATGCTGCGAACATCACTTTGTCACCATTCACGGTGTAGCTCACGTGGCCTATATTCCACGTAAGAAGGTGTTGGGTCTAAGCAAGTTGAACCGAGTTGTGGAATATTTCTCGCGCCGACCACAAGTACAGGAACGTTTGGCTGAGCAAATTTATCATGCTCTTGCCTTCATTCTGGAAACAGATGATGTAGCGGTGGTGATTGATGCCGAGCATTTCTGTGTAAAGGCACGTGGCGTGGAAGACCCACACTCTAATACCATCACAAGCAAGTTGGGCGGTGCCTTCAAGGCGGATCCGGCTCTTCGCGCCGAGTTCATGCATCTCATCAAGTAACATGCCTTTCAATGATGATGTAAACGTGATGTTGGATTTGGAAACGATGAGCACTGAATCCAACGCCGCTATTTGTTCCATTGGTGCAGTAAAGTTTTCCATTGAAGATGGTGTGTTGGAAACCTTCTATTGCACCGTGGACGCGGCGGATTGTAAGCTCCATGGATTAGACATTTCCTCAGACACCGTAAGGTGGTGGAGCAAGCAACCTCGTGAAGTATTAGAGATGCTTCGAAAAGATAATGTACCATTACAAACTGCGTTAACACAATTTTCACAATGGTATGGGGTGAAAGGGTTGCCTACATGGGGATGTGGTGCGGGATTTGATAATGTCATCATTGAAAATGCTTACAAGGCGTGTAGAATGAATCGTCCGTGGACACCTTGGTTAGATAGATGTTATCGAACTATGAAGGAGGTTGTAAGAATTCCATTTGAAGACCGGGACGGCATTTATCATAATGCATTAGATGATGCTTTATATCAAACCAATCATCTATTAAAAATATTTCGGAGTTGATATGAAATTTGAATATGTCGCATCAGGATTATCATTTCTTCGTGTGAGATTTAAGGAATCTCATTCTGGGACAACTGCTGCACGCCTGAATGACATATGGGCATTGCTTCGTGGTCAACATAATCATGAATTTTCTTTTTTGTATAATGCTTTTATTGAAAAGGAGTTTGGTGAATTTTTCAAGGGTGTATATCGTGGTAAGGGTGTGAATCAAATTTATGCCGACTCAGGTGGTCTACAAATGATTACTCTGGGTAAGACCATCACGCCACAATTGAAACAAGAAGTGTATAACAATCAAGGAAGTTATTCTGATTGTGCCATGAGCTTCGATGAGATTCCAGTATCATTGAAGTCCACACGTTCATCACGGTCTGATACATCAAGCAAATATTTTGATAGAGAAAAATTTGAATGGTGCGCACGTGAATCTGGAAAGAACATTCGTGACCAGATTGAAACATTCTTGAACATGAAGTCTGAGGCACGTCCATTCTTTATTGCACAAGGCAATGACTTGGAAAGTTATGTACGATGGACCGAGTTGGCATTGGAAGAAATTCCCAAAGAACTCCATGAAAGAATTGGTGGTGTGGCATTGGGAGCTGTGGCACTAGGTACTGGTACACTTGAAGATTGTAAGCGAGCATTCTATTACACACAACTCCCACTTTCACAAACAACACATCATTTCCATTTGTTAGGTGTAGGTTCTGTTTCACGATTACTTCCTGTGATTGCCATGCAGAATCATTCTGTGTATCAAGACACGTTAATCAGTTATGATAGCACCACACATACATCAGGTGTGCAGATGGGAAGATATTATGGTCCTGACTTTCAATGGATCACTCCTGGTCGTTTGTTCCGAGATGATGAAGGCAAGTATCAAACAGAAAACGGTGGTCAAGGGGCAGAAGATTACAAGTTCATCAATGCTGATGTACGAAACTATGTGAAAGATTATATTGTAGATGATGACTTCTTCATGGAGGCGATGAATGTCCCTGTTCGTGCCTATCAGAAGTTACATAATGGAAATTATATGCCGCCGCTTGAAGCCTTCAGCGCTTATTTTGTGGGCAGCACCATGAACTTCATTCGTCATGTAAATGCTGTCACACAAGATTTCACATTGGCACATGGCTTGGTTGATGAAACAACATATTCAGCCATCAATGACATGAGAAATGTCAAGACCAAGCAGGATTTTGAGCATTGGTTGCGTCATGCTGGAACAAGTTTAGATAGCACGCCAATTGAAGATGGT